TGCACTACCGATGTAAACATGATTCTGGATAGTAATCTTATAGACTCCAGTTGATAGGGTACAATCTTGTCCCTGGAATACATAATTAAATTTAAAATTTTGTTCGTCCATATATTAATAACTTTTTGACAAAGTTACTAAACAATATGGACGAATCAAAACTATTTGTATGGAATTATAGAATTTCTAACTTAGGACTTAGCTGTGATTAATCCATCTAATCTATTACCAGCTTCGTCGACAATAGAATAGTCACAGCTCCAACATGTATTTCCAAAATTCTTGTGAATCCATTCGGAACTTCCAAATAATGAACCAACTGACTTATAGGTAAATCTTCTACCATAAGTAGTGGCTGACTGATGTAAATCTCCTTTTACAAAGACTACATTACCAGTGATGCCCTTATTGTCCAAATATTCATTGATGAAATTCTCTGTCTTCACGTCAAGAGTTAATGGTAGATTCTTGAACATGTCTTTATTATCTTTACCATGACACATTACATAGGTAGTTTCATTAAGAGTAAACTCTCCTATGAACTTGTCAAATACTTGACATTTAACATCAAACTGTTCTAATACAGCAGCTAATGCCAAGTTAGCAGCATAACCAAAATCACCATCATGATTGGACTCGCCAACACAATAATAATACATATTGGTATGCTTTACATTCTCTATCAGAGATTTAACAAAGCTAGTCATTAACTTAATATAAGTTTGCAATTGCTCCTTATTGCTCATGTTTTGAGCCAGTTCATGACCACCTCTTGTAGTTTGTCCATTATATCCGTCAAGAGAATCTCCAAGATTACAAATGACTATATTCTCAAACCCACCACCAATGTAATAAGCTTCAGTATATACTCTCTTTATAATCATATCAAATCTCTTCTTCATTTCTTCTTCGTTATAAGGATTCTGATAAATAGATAGAGGAGACACTGTGGCTCCAGTATGAATATCAGACAACCATATGATTAGGTCTTTGCCGTTAGAAATTGTCGGCATACGTCCCCAGTCATACAGATTATTGAAGTCTAGCCCTTCTATAAGAGCTTTGCCGTCAGCTATTTTAGCTTTCAGTTCGGCATTCTCCATGGCATACTTCTTAAGTAGTCGCTCGTTATTCTTGATGCGTTCTGCTTCTATGCCCCTTAGGAAGTCATTCTCCTTCTCCCTTAGTTGCATATCTTTAAGCTCGTCAATAGTATTCTCCTCAATAACATGAGGAGCAAATGGTGCTGCGGCTTTAGTAATATTGAAGACTTTGAGGAAGTTGTCAAGCTTGATTTAGAGTATATAGACAACTGGTCGCTTGCTCTGGATATGAAGATACTGTTAAAAACTATTCTTGTTGTATTTAAAAAGGATGGTTCAAGATAAAAAAAGAGAGGAAATAAGGGTAAAAAAATGGCAACAAACAGGAGAAAGAGAAAAACAAACAAGAAAAATATCGCAGTTATAGTGACATGCGCCATACTGGCAGTTATTCTTATAGTAGTCTTATGTGCGTATCTTATAATTAAGAGCTATGTAGGTAAGATTAATAAGGTGGACAAGGATGATTGGAACATAACAGCTGACTCTAACGAAGTGCAGACAGACGAAAATGGCAATATTATTGAAAACACAACAATGTCTGATGAGATTAACAGTTCAGGTGCTGAGAATTTTGGTGATGGCGAAGGTATTTCTAAGGATTATGTTAAGAATATCGTTCTTATAGGTGTTGATAACAGGCATTTTGAGAATATACTTTACAATCCGGGAAATTCTGATGCGATTATACTTGTATCATTTAATTCAAAAACTAAAAAGGTATATCTTACATCTGTCATGAGAGATACTGCCGCATATATACAGTACACTGATACGATGAAGTCAAAGATTCCGAGTCTTAAGGATGGATATGAGAAGATCAACAGAGCTAATGCGGTTGGCGGTCCTGAATTCCTTCTCGACATAATCGAGGGTAATTTTAAGATAAAGGTTGATGACTATATCCTTGTTGATTTTTATA